GCCTGATGAAGTAAAAAAAGAACTTGATGATGACAACCTTATGGAGTATTCCAATAAGGTAAAAATGCGTCTTGAGCAGATGAAAAAAGCTTGGCACGACGAACGTCGAGTTAAAGAAGCAGCGGAAAGAGAAAAAGACGAAGCAGTTCGATTTGCACAACAAATTTCTCAAGAGAATCAAAGACTTAAGAAACAATATAGTGCTGGCGAAAAGACTTATATTGAAACTGTACAAAATGCCGCTGATACAGAAGTAGAAATGGCAAAACGAGTCTACCGTGACGCCTATGACTCGGGAGATTCAGATCGCATTGTTGAGGCTCAACAAAAACTTACTGAAGCTAGCTTAAAACAAGATAGGGCTAAAAACTTTAAGCCCTCTTTACAAACTGAAGAAGATGATGTACAAATACCACAACAAACGACTCAGACTCAAGAAAGTCCGAAGATTGACCCGCTAACTTCCAAGTGGCTTGAAAGAAATACTTGGTACGGGCCTGATGAAGAGATGACTGCCTTGGCTTTGGGTACGCATGCAAAGCTTGAAAAAGAATTTGGTAAAGGTTATATTGGTAGCGAAGAGTATTTCAAACGTATAGATAACACTATGCGCAAAAGGTTTCCCGAGAATTTTTCGGACGAATTAGAAGTAGAAACGCAGGTTGGGGGCGACAAGCCCAATCAGCGCACTGAAGCCAGATCGGCACCAGTAGTAGCACCAGCAACGCGTAGCACGGCGTCAAAAAGAATTGTGCTAAAAGCAAGTCAAGTGGCATTAGCTAAAAAACTTGGCTTAACCCCTGAGCAGTATGCTCGGGAAATGCAAAAACTGGAGGCTTAAAATGGCAACAAACAAACTTGCTCGCGAATTAGATACCCGTGCAACAAGCGAACGTCCTACGCAGTGGGCGCCAGCAGAATTGCTCCCTGAGCCTGATAAACAGGCTGGGTATGCGTATAGATGGATTCGTACTTCAACGCTGAATCAAGCGGATCCCCGCAATCTCTCTGGGAAACTAAGAGAAGGCTGGGAACCTGTAGGAATTGAAGAACAACCCAAGTTTCAACTGCTAGTTGATCCCAATAGTCGCTTTAAGGACAATATTGAGATTGGCGGGTTATTGCTTTGCAAGACTCCAGAAGAGTTTGTTTCTCAACGTAATTCACATTACCAAAAGCAAGCAGAAAATCAGATGGAAGCTGTAGACAGTAGCCTCATGCGCCAAAGTGACCCAAGGATGCCGCTCTTTAAAGAGAGCAAGTCCACGACGACCTTTGGTAAAGGTTAATTTTAATTTAGGAGTTTAATATGGCTTACCCAACCGTATCAGCCCCCTACGGACTAAAACCAGTCAATCTAATTGGCGGTCAGGTCTTTGCGGGAGCAACTCGTCAAATGCAAATTGCAAGTGGTTACAACACAAACATTTTCTATGGCGATTTAGTAAAACGTATTTCCGATGGAACGATTGAGAAAGACACTGGTACAGCTACAGCTACACCTTGCGGTATATTTTTAGGTGTTAGTTTTACCAATGCCTCTACTGGTCAAGTACAACAACAACAGTTCTACCCAGCAAATCAGCAAATCAAATCTGGAACTCAGATTTTTGCAGTAGTTGCAGATGATCCTGATACGCTGTTTCAAGTAGTTTCTTGTTCTTCAGGCACAACTGTTGCTCCAATGGGCATTTCTGCCATCGGCAATAATATTGAGCTAATTCAAAACTCTGGATCTACCACTACTGGTAACTCCGCTGTAGCGATTAATGAAGGTACGCAAGCTACTACTAATACTCTACCCATCCGCATTATTGATGTGGTAAGAGATACAGCAACAGGAACCGATTCATTTGTTGAGTTTATCGTTAAGATAAATGCGACTATGCATCAATACAACAACCCACTTGGCGTATAAGGAGCTTAGAAAATGGCTATTTCACGTGCACAACTACTGAAAGAGTTGCTCCCAGGTCTAAACGCATTGTTTGGTCTTGAGTACGCAACATATGGTGAACAACACAAAGAGATCTACGATACTGAGACCTCTGAGCGTTCGTTTGAAGAAGAAACAAAACTGTCAGGATTCTCCGCTGCACCAGTCAAAAACGAAGGTTCTGCCATCGCTTATGACAATGCACAAGAAGCTTTCACAGCTCGCTATAACCACGAAACCATTGCCCTTGGCTTCTCCCTAACGGAAGAGGCAATCGAGGACAACTTGTATGACAGCCTATCAGCTCGTTATACCAAAGCATTGGCTCGTGCTATGGCATACACCAAGCAAACTAAGGCAGCTTCCGTTCTAAACAACGGTTTCTCTGCTGGTACATTTGCTGGTGGTGACGGTGTGGCTTTATTTAGCACCTCACACCCACTGGTTTCTGGTGGTGTAAACAGCAACACTCAGGCTACCCCTGCCGACTTGAATGAGACTTCCTTGGAAGCCGCAGTTATTCAGATCGCTGCTTGGACAGACGAGCGTGGCTTGTTAATCGCTGCTAAACCTAAGAAGTTAGTCGTTCCACCTGCACTCCAGTTCGTTGCTACCCGTCTCTTAGAGACTCAGCTTCGTGTTGGTACTGCCGACAACGATATTAACGCTATCGTAAACAACGGTTCGATCCCAGAAGGTTATACAGTTAATAACTACCTGACCGATTCCAATGCTTACTTCCTCTGTACTGATGTTCCTAATGGCATGAAGCACTTTATTCGTTCCCCATTAGCAAACAGCATGGACGGAGATTTCGATACTGGTAACGTACGTTACAAGTCTCGTGAGCGTTATTCCTTTGGATTCTCGGATCCACTAGGAATGTTTGGTTCGCCAGGCGCATAAAGAAGAGGGGAGCCAAAAACTCCCCTTTTTTGTTTTACTTGTAGTAAGATTTAAATATCTGGGTAAACCAGCTTATTAGACTGCCCCAGCAGACTCATACAAGACTAATAAGCTTAACTCTGTATGGAGAATTATTATGGCAAGAACTACTTTTTCTGGTCCAGTGCGAGCTGGTTATCAAGGCGGAGACGCAAGCTCACAACAACCTTTAACCCCTACTACTATTAATTCAGGAACCGTAATTTCGGTCGATGAGGGAACAGCAGCTTCTGGCTTTTATGCCCGTGTAATGCCAACCACAGGTTTTGGTTCAAGCGATTACACAGTTCCTGGTGAGGCTTTTTCTGTATTTGGACGTGTCCAGTGTGGCGCTCCTTTTGCTGTAGCTCCTGCTACTACTTTCAACCATATGGCTGGTACAGTAGGTGAGTTTGCAGTTATTGGTACATACGCTAACTTTGGTTTAATGGCTGGTGTACTAGGTACTATTAATACCAATACCCTGTCAGGCGATGCTGCTGTTATGGCGTTTATGGATGGCGATTCTGGTGTAACTACCGCTCGTTGCGCTTTTGGTGTTGCAATGGCTCAAACCACAGCTGGTTCTGGCTTTGAATTTGGTATTGATCTGAAGATGCAAGACCCTGTAGCTGATGCTGGCGGTCCTTCTGGTGTTAGACCATATACCAAAGCTAACATCCGTATGGAAGATGACGTTGTAGTTATGGTTGACGCAGGTGTTCCAACTAATGGCACTACTGGCGATAACTTTGCTGGTACGGGTTCTTTGTATGTTGATTCGGCTGGTGGTAAGTTGTATATCAATACTGGTGCAATCAGCAACCCAACCTGGGTAGTTGTTGGTACTCAAACCTAATGTTGACTCATAAAGACCCAGAAGTTCAGGTAATGCTTGGGCTTCTGGAATCTCAAAGAGATCATGTTATGGGTATTGTAGCGATGCAGGCTAAGCAAATTGAAGAGCTAAAAGCCAAACTCGCTACTCAACAGGAAAACCAGGAGAGTTAAAATGGGTATGCAATATGACGTAAAGTCAGCACACGCAAGCGCATCAGGTGTGGCGGTAGGGTACAGAACTCGCTTAAAAGGGGTTCTTATGTCCCCTTCTGGAGCTACAACGGTAAATACTATTTTTGCTAATAACTTAAGCCTTTCTGGTACGTACAATGTACCAGCCTCTACCGTTTGCACGGTAACTATTGCTAATCATGGGCTGTCAAACGGGGATAGAGTTTATTTAAACTTTACCTCTGGAAGCTCTGCTGATGGTCCGTATGATGTATCTAACGTTTCTACAAACACGTTTACAGTTACAGTGGCTTCAGCAACAACTAACGGAAATGTAACGATGTACGCAAGTATTTTGGTTGAGCTTGACTGTTCTTCTGCTACGGCTTTTTATACACTGATTCCAGGCGAAGGTATTTTAGCGACAGATGGTATTTATGTTGGTTTACCAGCTTCGGTAACAACTACGCTGTTTTAC